AAAAACGAAATAAAAAATCGCTTCATATTACCCTCCTATCTCATTATACATCAAGTGCAACCAGATTGTCTCGTAACTCTTGTAAACAAGCCTCAGTCCACGTTCCACCCGGAGTCACTGCTATCAATGCAGTTAACAGTGTCAGATCAATTAATCCACCACCCTTTAGCGTGTCTAGAGCTGATAGATTGTCTGACAACTCCTGCAAGTTTGTTGCGCTCCAATACGTTCCAGGGGCGTCATCAATCATCGTTTCAAGCTCTGTAACGTCGATTACATCATTCCCGTCGTCCAAGTATTCAAGGTTGTCTTTCAGCTCTGTCAGCATTTCCGGTAAGAAGTTACCGGTTCCTGCATTTGTGGCCGTTATAAGAGCATCAATTTCTGTCGTCACAAGCGCCATTTATGATCACCTCGCCAATATTTTCAGACCGAACCCGCAAACGTCGAATTGTCCGGTAGTTTCTACCTTCAGGCTAAAATCAACAGAACCAGCCGCTGATATTGCTCCGAGATCAATACTGTTCGCGTATCCGCATATGTTTTGCCATTCTCCAGCGCCTATTTTCGCGTAAATAAGCCCTGCATCAAAGATTCCCTGCCCTTGCATTTTCGCGGCATCATCAGATTCACCGGATGGATTTGTTTCGCCGAAATCTGCTCTTGTAGCATGTAATAAAGTTTCAATTGTTCCATCATCTGAATGCAGCCTCAATTCAGCGGTTTCACCCGATATCAATTTCAACCCGAAAATAGCTTCATCACTTGTTGTTGTTACATATTCGCTCATGATGCATCCTAAAATAAAGTCTCAACCGGCGTTAATCTCTGAGTCGTTGTCCCGTCGCCGAGCTGACCGACATCGTTTAAACCGCATCCGAAGACTTTCCCATCTGCTTTTAAAAATATTGTATGATACCCACCTGGTGAAATACCGTATACATCGGTTATCGTAGACTGAACCGGGGTTGACCTTTGTGATGTCGTTCCATCGCCGAGTTGCCCGTTATCATTCAAACCGCATCCCCAAGCTGTGCCATCTGATTTTAAAAATATCGTGAAATTACCGTATCCCACCGAAACGATTGATACATCAGTGATTGATGACTGAACTGGGGTCAGTCTCTGAGTTGTTGTCCCGTCGCCTATTTGACCACTGGCATTTGCGCCACATCCCCAGACAGTGCCATCAGGCTTGAGAAACATCGAATGAAAACCTTTCGTCGAAATACTGGATACACCAGTAATTGATGATTGCACTGGCGTTGATCTTTGTGATGTCGTTCCGTCGCCAAGTTGCCCATGGCTATTGTATCCGCATCCCCAGACCGTTCCATCGGCTTTCAAAAATATTGTGAAATTCTGTCCGGTCGAGATAGCGATTACGCCAGTTATTGATGATTGGACAGGCGTCGTATACCATGCCGATGTTGTTCCGTTCCCTATTTGCCCGTTTGCATTTTGTCCGCATCCCCAAACGGTGCCATCAGACTTAAGAAACATGGTGTGATATATGCCTTCTGAAACACTGATCACGTCAGTGATTGATGATTGAACCGGCGTCAATCTCTGGGTTGTTGTCCCATCGCCTATTTGACCATAAGTATTTTCGCCACATCCAAAAGCTTCTTTGTTTATTTTTGCGAAAATAGTGTGCAGATATCCTGCGGATAGAGTGGCCCCATCGTCTAACAATGTTTGTACAGGGGTGGGCACATCCCAAGAAGATGACCCATCGCCTATTTGGCCCGACAAATTTGCACCGCATCCCCATATTGTGCCGTCTAATTTCAAAAACATCGTATGATCGTATCCTGCGGAAATAACCATATTCAGTTCTTCTGCGATTTGCCACCAGCCGTATACAAGCGAATGATTACCGAATTGGATGCTATCATAAGGCCGCCTTCCAACAACAACAATGTCATTCACTTTAAAATCGCTTATAGTAACAAACTCGCACACGCTCAGGCTTTCAACAGTACCAAATTTATAACCATTTAGGAACCGAACCGTAAGCGAGTTTGAATTGACACTCAAAATCTTTGCCAGGCTATACAGTGATTTTACACGATCTTCGCCGATTTTGTAAGCGATGTATGCAGCGACAAAATTTCCTGGGTTCGACTCTATGAAAGACGCTCTTAGTCCATCTGGCACGCTTATGACTCCGACATACTTTTCATTGTCTGGGAAAAAACCGTATCCAGAGCCTATTTGAATAACGTTCATTTTTTGCCCTGCTGTCAGAGCTTGTCTTGTTATTGAAATGCCTTCGATTTCCATGCCAACAGCTGAGACATAGCCGATATAAAAATCTTCCTCCGTTCCATCGCCTGTGATCGTTGCTTTCAAAAATGTGCTCATGGTATCACCGTCAATTTAGCATAAGAAGAGGCGTTACCCCTTGAATACGAAATCCGCAGTTCTTCGATACCAGCCTTCCCGCTGAAATTCATCCTATCGCATGAAAACGAACATACTTTACCGAGATGCAACGCCGGATTCATCCGCGTCTGAACAGTTATGCTTCCATAAATGGCTTGTGCAATCAATCTTTCAGCATAGGCTACAAGACCGGCTTTTGTCCATTGTAAATAAGTCCCGCTCACAACAGGCCCGACAATCGTCCCTCGCTTCGCAACATCAACGGCATCTTCAGCGTATTCAACTTCATATTCATTTGATTCGTTGAAAAACGCAACTTTTATCGTGTTGAACGCTGATGAACCAGACGATATAGTTGTGGAAACATTGGTCTCATCGTCGTTAAATTCTGTTGGCGGTGTTACAACGAAATCAGCATCTGCAACAGATTCTATCATCACCGAGTCACCCGGAAAATTCTGAAATCGAATATACACTATTCCGAACAGTGTCCAGAGCATGAATTTGACAGTCTTGAACTCGTAATGATCCGGAGCCTCTGTATCTGGCAAAAACATTAGAACCGCGCCATTAAATCCGAATTCCCGACATCCTTCACGCATCACAGCATAAGCGGTTTTCCCGCCGCCGTCAATTTCAACATATTCAAGTCCTGAAGTTGCATCTAATATTTGATTTACAACAAGCGTGATAGCGCTATTTGAGCGTCCGTGAGCTTCAGAATACGATGATATAAAACCTAAAAACACGCTAAATTCATAATCTGTACCTGCATATGTGCAAGTGACAATTATTTCAAGCTTCCTTGCTGAAGGCGCCAACAAATCAGGATTTGAGATGCTATTTCTGCCCCAGGTTTCCACGTCCCTTATCGTTATATTTGCCGATGATCCGCCACTTTTGAGCGTTATTGAAAATGCAGTCACATCATCTATTACAACATCGGCTGTTCCAGCAACATTCAGGATCTGAACTTTTGCAGAGAATGTTAATGTCTGAACTCTGCCTATGTCGCCAGTTCCAGACACAAGTCCTTGAATATATGTTTCACGATATCCAGTTCGTGAACCATCTAAGCCGGTTCGACAGACTCCACCTATCCCGCCGATGATCATTTGTCTGTTTCCTCCGACAGAATTACGATCTTGATTTTAACCTGATATTTGTCTGATTGCGATTTTTGCCTTGTAACACTGATCAAATCAAATATCCCTACGAAAATTTTCCCTTGAGTTCGAATGAGCCATTCATCAATACCAGAATCCTTGATAGCTCTCAAAGTCGCTAATATTCCACTCCTAACTGTGAATTCAGGCTCAACTGTCAATCCTGCGATATTCGCCTGCCATATAGATATAGAAGAACCACCGCCTATAATGCTGCTTACAGATATCACCTTGTTTGGTTCAACGTTGATTTCTGGCTCAGGGAGATAAACTGCCAAATCGGTGCCGGCAGCGATAGAATCATTCGTGGAAGAAATGATCATTGTTCATACTCCGGTCGTCGTTATCGCCAGAGGCACAGGCTCTCCAGCAGCTACTAACAGAGTCCATTGGAAAATGAATTCCCCGAGAGCCTTGAATTCTGCTGGCCAATTAACGTTTTTAAGAGACTCGATTAACCGCGAATATGGCGCATACGGTGCTTCTGCCTCTAGCTTGTACAGCCTTTCTAATCGCGAATAAAAAATCTCAAAATCTGTTATGGATAATTTCATTACACCACCGATCGTACTCGCAATATCGCCCATGATAGCAAAATTCCCAGCGGCATCTTTTGTGACACGCGGGAGATCCTTAAAATTATCTTCTGCTTCCGAAGCAAGTTTGTTTATATCTTTCAATCTTTTTTCTTCTTCTTTCGTCTGTTCTTCCTTCGTTTTTTCGACTTCTTTCAGTCTTTTTTTCTCTTCATCAGCAGCCTTCTTCGCCGCTTTCTCTTGGTCTTTTGCAATTTTGTTATATTCTTTTTCTTGCTTCTCAAGAGCTTTTACGTCGGCTATATTCATTATGTCTTTGAATGCATTCTCAGCGCCTTTGGCGATAGTAACACCCAGACTTTCGCCCCAATCACCGCCGTCAATCTTGCTTATGGACTCTTCGAAATCCTTTTGGACATCGTCAAAAAAATCCATATTAAATCTGGTATCCGAAAGCGCATCCGAAATAGCAATTATCGCATTTGGTGCAGCTTCTGAAATCCACTCAAAACCTTCGGCGACTTTGTAAGCAGCTTCTTCAGACGATCTAGCCATAAGCTTTAATGAACGTTCTGTTTCAGCCATCTTTAGCGGATCGACGCCGATCTGTTCCGCAAGCAATGGGAATTCTCTTGCCATGTCTCCGACAAGTCCGTAAATCTCGCTCCAACCGTCTATCACGGTTCTAACAAGCTTCCCGACTAAAACAGAAACCCCTTTTATCGCCTGCGATACAGTCCATATTATTGTGTTCATGATTGTTTCTGTAACCCGGACAAATCCGCTATTTGAAAGTAGATCAAGAATGAGATTAATCCCTGATCCAGCGCTCTTCACAATTTCAAAAATTTTCGTCCCGAAAAATGATACAAACGTGTTGAAAGTGCCTGCCGTGCCTGAAAACAGGTCTGAAAACATATTTGATATTGCCGGAACCGCTTCAATAGTCGCTGAGACGATTTCATACATCATCGTTCCGAAAGATTGTAAGAAAATCGAGATTGGACGCGGATCAAGCCACCTGATGAACGACACAACTGAATCAGTAATAGTTGTCATAATCCGCTGAAACAATGGCATTTCGTTGATTGCAACGCCGATAATTGTAAAAAATCGGCTCATTTGCTCTCTTAGCGCGGCTATTTTGTCGGCTGTGTTAAAGCCTGTATCGCCGAATGCCTCGGTTTTTCGGGCCATTTCTGCTATTATATCTGCCGTTGACGCACCTTTTTCAACTACTAAACCCAACTGGTTTAGTACAGACGTTCTGCCGCCGCTTATAGAAGTAAAAACAGTTTCGGCAAGCTGCTGAAAGCTTTCACCGGTTAGCTCTGTCCTGCGTTTGATGAACGTAAGAGCCTGTTCGAGTTGGTTCTCCGAAAGTCCTGCGGTTATTGCTTTACCAGCTATTTTGCTTCGATCTGCCAGTGAGACAAAATTTAGGCCTATCTTGTCAACCATGTCCAGAATAGATTTCCCGTCCTGTCCGTAAGAAACAGCGACATTGTTGAGTTGCCTACGCATTTCAACATAATTACCGCCAGCAGACGCAGTTTCAATTCCTTTTGAAATTGCAGCAAATGCGGTGTCAGCAACGGCTTGAACAGCTGACAATCCTTTCCCGATCAAATCAAAGCCTTGATTCAAACCGGTTATAACGTTGGAATAGTTATCGACTGCTTTAAGAACAATCGAAATTAAGCCCGTTGCCATGCGAGTTCCTTTCTTCGATGCAAACCAGCTCGTAAGCTATTCTTACCGCAAGGTCGTCAACACCTCTGCTGACGACCTCATTAACCGATATTCCGTCTTTTTCCGCTATCCTGACAACCGCCCTCAAGACCGGATCGTCTCGAAGGCGGTTGCTCAGTTTTTTATTTTTTCGTCAAAAAGTGCATCTGATGCTGATGTTCCGTATGATTCGACTGCTGCATACAATGTCGCAAATTTGAATCCATTGCCGTTTTGAAGCTGAATTGCATCTTCCAGGGATAAGTCAGTGCAAACCTCGGCCACAAGCATAGCAGGATAAGCGGATGCATCCGGAGCAGATATCTTCAGCTCAACAAGCCTCTGAAACGATATATTCCGCATCATTACTTTTCCGCTCCAACCAGCGACTTTAACAGGCCTAGTTTCAAGGGCTTTTGCTTCCTGCAATATTTCTTCGCGAGTCAACACCTTTTCGACCCGATTTTCTGGAACCTTTTGAGCCTTTAGTGCCTTTTGAATTTGTCTCATTTTCATTTCTCCGATTATGATCATCCGGTATACTCGACCGGCCAGTCAAGACATTTCCCACTTATAGATATCGGGTTCATTGCTCCAACAGAGCTTTTCAATGTCGGAGCAGAAGTTCCGACGAACTGATATCCATATCCATTTGCGTAAAGCAGCCTGACACCGCAGTATCCCTGCCGTTTGAATGCGTTGTCAACCATTTTTCTGTCAGCAGCAAGTTGCTCAATTGAGAATGACCAGCCTGAAATCGATGTTTCACCGTACCCGCCTGCGAAAGTCTCTTCTTCGGTATCGCTGGTTGAAGGCGTTAAACCCCATTCCTTCGCGGTTCCGATCGTTGCGAAAAGACCGTCCAGATACCTGCCTGTGAATTTCACATAACGCGCTGCTCCGGGCCCGGCAATTGCAGCAGCGTGTATTTTGACAAGCGCCTGAGGAAGCTTCACGCCGCCGACATTTGGCAAGAGGAAGTAATCAAGGCCTCCAAATTCCCGATCGTCGTATACGATATACTGCGGGTCGATGACTCCGGCGGCATTGCTGTATACCTTTATTGCCGCGACAAGAAGCTCGTCTTCCGGAATACACGGTTTTGCGCCAGCAGCATCACTGTAAGTTGTCAGTAATGATGTTACCGCCGAATTCGCTGTGTCAGTGCCTTTCGTGACAGTGAATGTCCCCGCCGCTTCATCGACACTGATCAGGTTCCACGCCCATTTTGATGCAGCAGGCCTTGATATCGCAACGGTTGTATCTGCGCTGATGATCACGGCAGCGCCATCGACTTCTATAACTCCGGCAGACGCTTCTACTGTATCGTTTGCTGTTGAAGGTGTTACGTCAAGACCTTGCAAAATGCCGTTAATATCGACTCTTGGTTGATGTGCCGGACGCATGTTTATCATTGTCATTCCAGTTCCGAGCAGATAAACAACAGATGTGTCATTGCTGTTCGGGATATAATCTCCGCGATATTCGTAGGTCGTTTGCTCTGTCATCGCTTGAAGCGTGATCAAAGGCCCATCTCCGAAAGTCACTTGAACTTTGCTGTTTTTGCCCGTCATGGGAGTTGTCGGGAAGGTAGCCATAAATCGTTATCTCCTTTCAATTGCTTATGTCCATTTTGCATATAACGTAATGTCGTCATATACACAGTCAGAGGCGAATGTCCATTGATTGACATAGCCAGTTTCGCGATACCAGCCGCTAAAAGTAAATCCTAGTTTTGTCGGAGGCGTTGGCTCCGTAAGCAGGTTTCCATCATCTATCGTTTGAGATGCGACAGCAGAGCCGCCTTGAGAATTAAATGTAACTACGCGATCAATGCCAATTGCAGCTATGTTTAGCGTTCTTGTCGCATTATAATATGGCCAGAAACACTCGTAAGAGGCTGCATCCCAAGACAACAAAGAATATCTTGTGCTCGACTCGTTCAAATAGGCTTGTATAGCGTTGAATACAACGTTCTCAAAATTACAAATAGTTTCAAAGCCATTGAATTTCACCGTTCCGTTTGCCGTTGATGTTGTTACAGTTTCATCTGTGCACACAATGCCTATAGCAATTGAATGCAGGTTGTGACGACCATCTTCGAATTGTTTCGATTTCGGCAATACAACTACGATCAACTCGCTTTCCGGCGGTGCGTCTTCGTTAAAACCGGTGAAATACACTGGTTGCGAACCGAAACTGGCTGTACAAAACGCGCTGACGGTAGCATTTGTCCGGATTGACGTTGCTATTTCATCTGCAATTGTGTATGTGCTTTTGATCGTCATTTCATCAGCCTTTCCAGAAAATTTTTCTGAAACAAATTGACAGGCCTTTCTTTCTCTTCGATTTTGTTTATAACTGGTCTCGCCGGTCTTTTTGGTTTTGTTGCGCGTTTCAACGGTATTCCGATCGCTCCAAAATATCCCCACTCAGAGCCACCAGAATCATTCCCAGATGCAGGAAGCACCTTGCCTGCCTGTTGCCAGTTTCTGAATCTTGTAGCCCATCTGTCACCGCCCCTCCGCGAAGGGATCAAGCCGACTTCGAGATTTTCAGCAGGGATCACTACTGATGCCCCTTTTGGTGACTCAGGCGTAACTTGATATTGCATTAACGCTCTGAATCCACCTCCGGCAGCATAGTCATTTCCTTTCGGGATAAAGCCTCGTAATGATCGATAGCCTGTTTTGCCATCAGATTTCGGAGGATGTTTCCTAATCCACGCTGATACGGTAGTTCCTAGCTTCGTATATGGAGTCAGCTTCTCAATCCCGTAAGGATTGCTTTTCGTAAAAGCGGAACGCACTTGACGAAAAAGCATTGATCCTGTTTTCCCCATAGTGCGTCTGACAATAGCATGGAAAGCCATAACTGAAAGATTTTTCATCTTCATATTTGCGTTTCTGGGATCTAATGAATTGGCAATTGCTTCGGCAAGTATTTTGCCGATCTCTGCATCACCGCTGTGCACAACGCTGGTTGAAAACATCTCATATCCCTCTTGGCTTCTGCCTTTGATCCGCTTCAGCTATGATTTCCCAGAAACCTCCCAGATCGCCGTTGTTTCTGCTCCTGACGGTATACTTAACACTGCCATAAATAAAAGTGTCATAAATCGACGGTGTTGGAACATCATCAACATCGATTATCGCTGTTACAAGCTCACATGCACCATAATCTGTTTGAGCCAGCCTATTACCTGGGCTCAGAATGGCTGTGATTGCTGATGACACAATGGTTCCATCCTTCGATGAATAGCTTATTTCGACAGCAAAATCATTTTGATTAAGGAACACGTCCTTATCTTCTGACATCACGGTTTTAAGCGTCATCTTGCCGATCCTTTTCTATCTCTGCGTTCACAGATTCAGAAATTGAAATACACTTATTACGCCTATTTTCATCATCAATAGCTTGTTTCGAATATAGTTCTTTCAGCGCTCTAGCACTGTCTGTCGGATGCTTCAACGGCCATGTTTCCGGAAAAATTGGATCAAAAGTATCGAGGAGCTTCATTTTTTTGGCGAAAAACGCTTGAGGAGCCATCACCAGACTCGCGCTTTTCCTTGCGTCGAACCATTGAAACCCCTCGAAACTTTGATTCATTGCCTGTTATCCGTTCAATCTCAGATTGATTGTTGTGGTTGCTGTCCCGCTTGCGGTCACAACATTCATCAATCGTGCGTTTGTTGGCCATGGGATATCAGCCGTTGCACCGGCTGTCAGAGTGTGAGTTGCAAGCGTTGTTACAACGGCAATATTTGAAGAGCTGTTCCGGAGCATCTGTCCTATTCCTAATGACTCATTCAAAATAACATCGCCTTCGAAATCGCCCGCTACGATGACTGGCCCAGTTGCGTCATGATCTATGTCATCAGCAGCAACGCCAAAATAGCCACGACCTAGATGGATAAGATCATTGACAGTGACATCGGCTGACGCCGTCATGTCATTTGTCCAGTTTATGACTCTGCCTTCTCCGCTTCTTAAGTACATCTTAGCCATATAGCATTTCCTCCTTTCTTACTCAGATCGAATTGTCTGAATGATCGTTAAACTATATGCCGCTGACGATATTATCGCGGCTTCAACATCTTCACCGATTTCGATTTCAAGCGGGTTATAATAATCTACCAATATCCCCGATGAAACAGTAGCAACAGAGCCGCCAATGCATACCCACGCTGCCGATGCGGTTTCGTCCGCCATCGGCTTAAGCTCACGCATACGGATTATGAGTTTCTCACGGTCTGTTGATGCTGTTATTACGGTTAGTGTCGTTGTCGCAAGATCGGTCTGAACGACGCTGGAAATCGGATTTTTTCTTACGATGTTGCCATCACTGTTTAGATACATATCTCCAGGCCGTTCACCGGCAAGGTTTTGTGGAGCTGCTGCACTGGCGAACATTGACACGCATGCAATTAATGCACATGCGAGAATTGCTATGAAAACTTTTTCGGAAAAGTCTCTTTTTTCAATCATCTCAGATTCCCTCCTGATCATGCTTTCCTGAAGCGCAATGCAGTTCTGTGCTCCAGTACTATGATCCCGCAATCCATGCGGATTCTGAAAAGAACGCCATCGATGACGACCAAACGATCAACGAATGTCTCAGGCGCTACACGCCCATTCAGGAAAAGCATTTCAATAACCGGATATAGATTCGGATCAGCGAAGAGGTAAAAACTGGTGGAACTCGTCAGTCTCGATGATGCTCTTGTCATCAGATTCAAATCTTTGATCGGGTTATATACTCCGCTGGACATCGATGTTTGAGGCAAAGAGGACGAATTCACGATAATTTTTGCCGTCATCTCTTCGTCGGTGTGGGTCAGTAGCACTTTCGGCATGATGTCGCAATAATCGGTTGTGCTTTCGACGCCATGGACAGGCGGTTGAGCACTCTTAAACCGTGCGATTGCATCTGAAAGGTTCCCTGTCGTCAGACCGTCTGCATGATTCATGTCGTTATTTGGGCTGTTGCTCGTCGAAAACCATGCATATCCGCTTGCATTCAGCGTCGGTGGAGTGTTGATAACTGCAAAAAGCAATTGCTCCGGAACACGCATTGCAGCGGCGCCTTTTCGGAATGGAATTGTTGTCAGGATGCCGATATCGTCGTTGACCATCGCTTCTTCTGTTAGAGCCGTTCCATCAGCATATCTGCTTACATAGCCTGATTCCTTCCGATCGGAGAATTTCGACATTTGGTATTCTCCGCCTTCCGGCTTTAATGGCAAATCAGCGTTTTCAGAGAGTCCGACGCGGGTTACAGTCTTAAAATCAGAAACTGAACCGACACTACAGATATCGCTCCAAATAGAAGGTTGTGATGTGAATCCCTTCATAGCTGCTTTCCCGACAACGCTTTCGGTTATAGCTGGAAAACTCGCAGTTGACATATCCGTCACAACACCGCGTGTATAAAAGCTTTCAATCAGCTTCCGTGCTTTTTCTGATTTCGTCATGTGCCTGGTCTGGATACCGGCGGCATTAAGGCATTCTTCGCCGATTTCAAGCAATGTTCGGTGGGCATACAACTCACTCCCGGCTGCGGGATCTTTGATGCCGTGAGAGGTCGGGAAGCCTCTTATCATCATTGCATCAATCATCGCGTTTCTGATTTTCCCGCCGCTGGTTTCGCCCATCGTGATTTCATAGGCAGTATGTGGCGTCATAATCTTTGCCGCATTTGAAGCGCGTTTTGATAACTCGTCTATGACGCGCTGTTGTGCATCTTCGAGAGACGCACCAGCTTTAACAAGTTCCTTCCCGAGATCGTCAAGTTTATGTCGCACGCATAATTCGCCGATCTGCGTATCGACAAGCATCCTTTCGACCTTTGCAAGCTTTTCCTCAGCTTCCTTCTGGAGCCGCGCTATCCGCGCTTCTGATACGGAAACCGCATCTAATGCTTGCGTGTCATTTACTTTTTCTTGTGGCATTAGTTTACCCTCCTTATCTTCGCTCTGATCGATAATTCGACCATGTTTCCCCCTTACCTTTGCACCTGGATCAGCTCCAATGGCTAAAAGCGAGAATTCAAGTAATATCCAGCGGTAGACAAGCTGCATCGGCCCTGCATATTCTTTCCCGTTAAATGCAAGTTTCTCATTTTCTGGAATCCACGAACGCTCTTGATGCTCATATCCGATTGAACCTGAATCAATAAATCCATTTTTTACTTTTTCAAATGCTCGTTTCCCGATATCATCGGAAACGTCGAAGAAAAGACGCCCAACAATTTTGTTCCCGTCATCTTCTGTTACAGAGCGGATTTCTCTGACTGCTCCTAAATTAGAAACGATTGTCGATGTATCGTGTGAGTCCTGAAGCGGGATTTGACCGTTACTTCCTTCTCTCAATGAAAACCCTGACGAAATCAGCGTTTCATTGATGACTTCCCACCGTTCCCATGACCACACACGCACGGGCTTTTCATTCGATAACACGAACTCAACGCTAAAGTCACTGTCTCTGATAGTTTCCGGCTTAAAACGGACAATAGATCGTCGCGTTATTTGCTCGTGTTCACTGTTTGTCATCGGCATCTTCTGTTCCTCTTTCTTGAACTTCGACAGGACGCGTGAATTGCGAGGACAATTCTTTGTTTTCAAGACCGAAATGTTTTTTTAGTTCGGCCTCATATGCCTTTGTGGCATATATTTCCTCAATGTCTCGGCCTTGGTCTTCTGCCTCATCTGTTTCGGTGCTAAGGTTAGCGTTAATCCTTGATGTCCTTGCCGCGACATCTTTCCAAGGATCAACCCATTCCTGAATTGGCCTGGAGAATTTACACCGGAGGTATTTGTGTGGATTATTGTCATAATCCGGCATTCGAAGCGGTGGTTTTCCAAAATCTCTTTCCTTTTCGAGGAACCACCGATATATCCCGCTGTGCATCTGCTCCTCCAAAACCGCAAGCATCATCTTCGTGAATCCTCTTTCGATCAAGAGCAATTCACGCGACCCGGCAAAATTAGATTGAGAGCCATCTTGAGAGATAGCGCCATAACCGACACCAGACCCGACACTGATAGCCTGCAAGCTTTTCCGAATAAATGAATCATACTGTCCCGGTGGGTATTCCGGCTTGATCATATGCGGTTTTTCGCCCGGAAGGCCATACATGATACCTGCAGGTGAAATGTATTTATACCTTCTCGAATCAGCGGTACCAGCGCTTTCTGCTTGTGGTTGTGATATGACCTCTCCAAGTTCGCTTATATACGGTGATTCTATCCACGCCGCAAAATGGTTCCCGATCCGGGCCGCATCCATGGTCGAATACGCATATTCATTTAACCGGAAAACGTCTTTGACGACTGAAGCATAGCCACAAATGCCGGTAACATCAGAAGCACGCTGCCTATCAAATACATGTATGATATCTGCTGCCGGAACACGCACTGATTCACTTGTTCCTTCGGCAGGATGACACTGTTTCAGCCAGTATGCGACTGGCTTGTTATGCCCGTCTAATTCAATTCCACCACAAATGCGAGTTTCACCGGTAGTGTGTTTGAAAGAAATTGTATCTCTGGAACTGTCCAAATAATCAGCTTCCAGCAACTCAAGCTGCATGTATGGCGGTTTACGAATGTATATTTTTCGGATCAAAACTTGTCCATCATCGAAAGCATGACCTGCAGCTATCCTTTGGAGCTGATATAGGCTATCCCCATTTGCACCAGCGTGAGGAGCCCATAACTCCCATCTGTCAAGAATTTCTTGATTTATTACCCTGTCCAAGTCCAGCTTACTTTTAGCGCCCGCCTTGCGGATTTTCGGTCTTGGCCAGATACCTTCGCATATCGTATTTGCTTTAAATCTTCGTTTCGCGCCGATGATGTAGGGGTTATTTCTGGACAGATCACGCGCATTGTTCGTGACATCCTGCCATGCGGCAACGTTTTCTTGTGCCCCGGAGCTGTGCGGAGTCCTCCAAAGCGCATCAGAACCTGTTTTCTTCGCTGCGATATAAGCCCGCTTATAACGCCTGGATGCAAGATATTTTTCGGCCCTGTCCATATCGTATAACCCGAGAAAGGCAGCTATCAATCTTGTTTTCAAATCGAAGAAGAACATTTATGAACCCCCGGGAATAAATCTTGGTTCAATTGGATCAAGCCCGGTTCCTGTGCTTGTCATACGTGATATACGAGCATCAAGAATGTCAATTTGTTTTTGCAAATCAGCGACTTTAGCGCGGCTCACGCTTCTACCAGCAATGCCGTATGACTCTGCTTCCAAAGCCTTTTCCAAAGCAGATTCATATTTTGTTTTCAACGCTCTAAGTTCTGCTATTGTAGCCATTTTCCGCACCTCTATTTTAGAGATACGAAAAACCCGCTTGATAAACAAGCGGGTCATAGGAAATTACTACGAGATTAAAGTACAGTGAAATTGGCTTGAATTATCTAGTCATCACACCTCCGCAATTTCAAATTCACAAAATTTATTTTTGGTATTTGGTTATCGAGATAGCAAGCTCCTTTCTCAACCTCTCGATCTCCGCTTTTAACACTATGATTTCTATTTCGAGATCATTGCAGCGCTGCCTTTCGCGTTCAAGCTCCCGCGAAACCGCCTGGAATGCTTTACTTTCTATTGTCGTCATTCTGATTTCCCCCCCCCTCGCTTTCGCCAGCAACATTATTTACATGGTTTCAAAATAGCCGACCTTGGCAGTCATCTGGCTCACTGTTTTCTATCAGCCACCAGGCCCACATTTCCTGCCAAGATTTAAAGCGGTTAAACCACCGCGATTTCCCGTATCGATTGACTGTGCCTGCGTATTTTTCCCAGAAAAGCCGGAAGCCGATTTGCCACAGGCGCTCAAAACCCGGCCATCTTACAAATTCTTTTTTCATCTGACCTGGGCCACTCATCGGACAACCAACGCAACCAAGCCGTTTAAAGCCTTCGTCGTACAGGCGGCAATACGGCAGCTTCTGCTCTCGAATAAATCGCCAGACATCGTTATCGCTCCAATACAAGACTGGAGCGATAACGTCAAGAGCTGCGTTTTTCAGGTTGAGAGTATTCCAAAGCGCGCTGCGCTTTGGCGATTCTGCAGCCCTAACTCCAATGATCTTGACACCCGCATTGTTGCGCTCTTTATAAATTTCGCAGCACCAACGGCTTCGGCGCGTCGGCGGCCCTGACGTTTTTTCGAGCATTTTGAAGACCAAGTTTTTTCCCGGTCGGTTCCACGCAACATCAGCATGATATTTTTGAATGAAGCGCACCAATTCCGGCGGATCGATGGTGGTTTGGTTATAAACAGACTTGAAGTTTACCCCTGCGGCTATCGCAATCGCTTTTATAACGACGCTGTCTTTCCCGCCAGAAAAACACAGTACATAGCCTTCTTCTGGCTCATACTCCTTCAACAGCAAAATCGCCTTCCGAATTTTTTCCTCAAATCTTACTGCTATTGCCTTTTTGATCGCGTCATTTCGCGATAATTCAAATCCCGGCAAAGCGTTCGTAACAGCAACTTCCTTAAATGCTTTCTGGCTCACCGTTTTCCCCCTTTTTTCTTGCGACCATGACTACAATACACAAACCCGCTGTCGCGCTTCTGAAATTTCGGGCACCTGGCGCAAACCATTGAACCGACTTTGCAGCCGACGCCGTTCGGGCATGACTGAGTCAGCACTTTCACGTTAGCTTCCGTTGTATAGCTCTCGACCTCAATTTTCATTTCTCCCCTCCGTTTAGCGGCTCTCCATCAGTACTATGCGATTCGTATTGGTTCCAAGTACATTGTTCTTGACCTTGAAACAGTTGGCCAGTTTTGTGAATTCCTGGCTTTGAACGTAGACCTCGAGAATTTTGAATTGCCCCTGGTTGTATCGCTTGTTGCCTGCCATGGCAACCAATACCTCGTCCAGATTGAGCAATTCGCCCTGATATCTTATTTCTCCCACTTCGATTGCAATCTTTCCACCCTTCACCAGAACTCTGTGCAACTCAGTGAGCGTATCTGATATGGATCATCCACTATCTACATCCCAAATTCCTCGCATAGAGCAGCAGAAAAACGCCGAAGGCAATCCATCCGTTCTGCATTGCGATGATTACCCATCCAATCAAGCTCATAGTTAACGCAAATATTATGAGAACATTTTTCATAGTCATTCTCCGCACCTCGCTTTTACGACTTGGTCATACGACAAATATCAGATCTGACAAAATCAGCAAGTAATAACATTGTAATATCCGCAACGTCAGCGGATAACATCACTTCATTTGCTTTTCGTAGCTCGAATGAACCCGTTATCGTAATGTACTGTTATTGTCCCGTCGGGAGAAAGCATAAAACATGTTACGCCCATAATTATCCCGTCGGTCGCCGGCGGAACAAGAACCAATATGTTTTCGAGCGTTGCGAGTTTCTCAGATAGTTTCATTCTTCCACCTCTTTCAGTAATTTTTCGATCTCTGCTGGCAAATCTGGCTCCACGTAATCCGGACGAAGTTTCTTAAGCAGTTCTGGGCGGTGTTCTGCAAGCAACCGCGGGTTGTGGATTGCAAGCCACGCCGGGCGGTGTTCTGCAAGCAACCGCGGGCGATGCTCCGCGATTACGCGCAGTTGCGCGTCCGTTAATTCACTCAATTTCATCGATCGGTTCCTCCTTCCTAAGCATCAGCATTTTTTTTTACAACTCTTGCATCAGATAGCCGCATTGCGGGCAGAACTCATCCGCAACCACTCCGTTATCGTAAAACTTTAGCCTGCGTTTGCATTTTTTCCCGCAGTTCGGACAACTCAATCTGACAATCTCCGAAGCACTCTCATGCTTGTTCATTTTTAGCCCTCCTTCAGTAATTTTTCAATCTCCGCCGGGAGATCTGGCTCGACGTAATCCGGGCGGTATATCTTGAGTAGCTCTGGCCGGAGAATTGCAAGCACCTCTGGTCGGTGCCTCGCAAGCCACTGCGGCCGGTAATCTGCAAACCACCATGGTCGAAGAACTGCAAGTATCTCCGGCTGGTGGTCTGCGAGCCACTGCGGCCGGTGGTCTGCAATCAGCTCCAGTTGTTCTTGAGTGAGTTCTGACAGCTTCATTCTTCCACCTCTTTCAAAATTTTTCGGTATTTCCCGCATCCGATACGCCGCAACCAGCCCATTTCGTGCATTTCTCTTATGAGTCTGGTCGCGGTTCCGGGCGACACATCAAGGTATTCCCATGCATTCCCGCTGTGGAACTCGTACGGGAGCAACTTCCATCGCGGCAACAAGCGTTCTTTAAATTCACGTATTGATGCTGGTTTCATGGTTTCTCCTCCATATATGTTTTAATCACTTCCGCTGCGACTTGTGGTACTATTGCATTGCCGTAACCGCGCAATCGCACCACTCTTTCGGGTATCCCATTAGCCAGCGGCTCAAGTCCGGGTTCAACTGGCCGCCATTTGTCATCTCTGCAATACAGCCAGTCGGGATTTTGCCAGTTGCATACAGTTCCTGGTACCACGGCACCACCTGCTCCCTCAGATTCGCCGGCGTTGTCCTGCCCTTCCTCGCTCCCGTCGCCTGTATGAGCAGCGCATCCGGGCATCGCAGCGCAAGATGATCCATTGTGTTCGGTGTTGCCCATCCTGCCAGAGCTTGTGCTGTGTGCGCCAATTGGCTCCCGTGGTCTTTCCTCTGTATCCAGCGTTCGCTGTATTCCTGCGGAGTCGATGACCGGCTGGCATTCACATCCGAGCAATTTGGAGTCGGCCAACCGGTTAAACTCGCAACTCTCGGTAATTGATCCAGTCGTGTTCTCGTCGAGCCGTCCGGGTTCGTTCCTGTCGTTGCCATTCCGGGCGAGTCCTTCCAATCTCTGCTTGCCGGTGTCGGCCACGAACCACAGCCGCTGTCTGATGTGCGGTGCGCCGACCCCACAAGCCGGCAAACCAATCGCCCCGACGCGGTAACCTTCTCTTTCCAAGTCAGATGATACAAGATCGAGCCAGCCGTGGTTAATCGCTGCTTCAACCTGTTCGCCAAAAATCGTGACAGGCTTGCACTTTCTGATGAGCCTGAACCACTCCGGCCATAGGTGACGTTCGTCTTTAGTGCCCCTTCCTTTGCCCGCTGCACTGAACGGCTGGCAGGGACAACTCCCTGTCCAGACTGGCCGGTCGTCAGGCCATCCCGCGAGTCTGAGGGCGTAGCTCCATCCGCCGATCCCGGCAAAGAAGTGACATTGAGAAAATCCTTTAAGGTCGTCTGCCGTGACATCCGCGATACTCCTTTCGTCGATCAGCCCATCTGCGATCAGATCGGCCTTTATCAGTTCGTGCAACCAGGCCGCCATTTTTGGGTCGTTTTCGTTGTAATACGCTGGTTTCATGATTTCACCCATCACCTTGGCATGTTTTGTCGTTTTAAATTCACCTTTGCAGCAACTTTCCCCGGATACCAGCAATGCGGCGGTTGTTTCGCAAGCAGCTCATTAAGCGCATTTACAGCCGCTTCAACTTCTGGCGCAATCTCATAATCTTCGTGCAAATCCCAATCGCCAATATCAATTTGTGGCAAATATTCAGGGTTACAGAAGACAAGGCGCAAATCCTCGGCGGTTTCTTCCGCATCAGCAAGATAATCTTCAAGCTCGTCGTTAAAAAAGTAACGGTCCACGGCCTCGGAATAAAGCGGCTCACCATTCCATTCGCGAGTCGGGAGTTTTTCATACTTTTCCCATGCGATCTTCTCTCGGCAAGATTCACACTTAGCATATGGCTTCGCCGCTAGTCTACCGCATTCGCAGCGGGTATGCGTTGAACTTGCGTATCTTGCAGCGCGTTCATCCAGGTATCCTCTGCCGTCTAAGCCAACAAATAGAGCGCAATGACGCTTTTCTGGCACAAAATCTTCGAACACAATTATTTTAGTCATTCAAAACCCCCACTGAAAATATTTTTCGAATTTCCAGCCAGGTGGCTATAAATTCGCTACATTCTTGCTGATGCAATACGTCTTCTTCATAGCCGTATCCATCATCATGACATATTTCTTGTTCTGCGCCGCAATACGGACAATTAACAGTTTCTATCATCCCTTTTTCTCTCCGTTTTCTAAGCAAAAAAGCACTTCTTCGACGGTCAGACATACAAAATCAAACATTTTTACCATCAGCTCCGGCTCGCCATCAGATAGTAGTAAAATTGTCTGTTTACCATTACCGGCGCCCCAACCCATCTCCATAGATGCCGACCTGCCAAAGGGCATTACGCCGACAAATGTATTAGCCCAACACATGGCGTCATAGTCGGATCTAAAACCCCGATTTGCAATACGATGATCAAGGCTAAGCCTATATTGACAGGGAGTCCATGACTCCCACTGTGGATCAATGTCACTCCAGTGAAAACCGCTGTCTCCCTTTCTTGGATTTTTGAAGTCATAAACCTCGTGCCCCTCTTCCCGCAGTGCCTTAACCACTTCCGGCTGCATATTGTTTCTCCAAGAGCTTGCAACATATATACGCCTTGGGTTTTTTGCCATATTTATGGCCTCCTTCGTTATATTTTTCAGGTCTTAACCTTCCCGCAAAACTCGCACACCGTGCGGTCTTTCGGAGTCACCGGCAGAATCGCGTCATCCTGGCGGAGATAGGTCTCCCCGCATTCGGTTCGCCAGCCGTCGATTGATGGGTCGTAAGTCCAGGCGCAGGTTTCGCTATTCATCATTGTCACTCCTTCCAGCCAGCACTATTTCTTTTCCATCACGCCCGCGCAGTATTAATTTCAGCTTGCCATCGACGACTGCAAACCATAAGTCCTTGCTGGCGGGACAGCGCAGATAGTTCGGAAACATCTCCGCAGAGTCACGTGTGCAGAGCCAGCAGGGGATGCTGTTCTTCCCTGCCCTTCGGTAATTCGTCTTAGACCTGCTATTCACCGTCGTCACCTCGATCCATGTCGCTGAAATGCTCGTCGGCAAGGCGTTTGGAAAAAGCTGTCACTAAAATTAAAACCTGTCACCGACCTGTCACCCCTGTAGCCATTATTAATACTCACTTTGTGACAGGTGACAGGTAATGACACCTTTTTTGATATCCACAGCGAAAAAAAATCCATGATTTTTTGCCTCCAAAACCTGTCACGTGTCACAAACCGCTACGGAAGCGGTTCAAAATAAGATTTGAACCTGTCACCGACCTGTCACTAACCTGTCACCTGTCACTAATTGCAGGTCAGGGCGGGCCTATTTTTTCTTGCCTTACTTGCTTGCGATACGCTTCTAAAGCTTCTCTGAAATTATTTCCGTAAGGTTCGCATCCTTTTCTGTAAATTCGGGCCTGGCTTGTTCTCTCTTTCGCGAGAGAGAGCCTTCCACGGGCAATCATACGCGAGACCTCTTTAGACAACCGATCCTTTGATATTTTTGTCCAGCCTTCGCCGGCTGCGTCGAGCCAGCAGCGGAACCCGCTGTATAAATCGTCCACGCTGCAAGTCGTGAATGGCACCGGTAATTCACCGCCAGACCAGAGCCTCAAAAATTTTGTTGCCGGGAATTCGCACAAATCAATCAAATCGTTTTTCGCGTCGTTCAACGGCGGCTTGCTTGCAGGCAAGAATCCGCTGACATCGTAGTGTAAAAGAAAATTATAGAGCCCTTGCACGCCATCGTCGGCAATTTCGCTTGCCAACGCGTCATAATATGATGCCTCTCTAACTTCGTCGCATCGTATTATTGCGTATCTCCTGTCGCCGGGATCAATCATCACAGGCAGCGTGTTGTTGGACA